CCACTTTGGACATGATCCATCAGGAAGATCAACAGCTCCAGGCGGAAATAGATAAAATAGGTATAAATAGATACTATGAGCACACAAATTCTATCAGATAAAAGTTTAGAGAATCAACGCGCATCCGTCGTCGCACGTACGCGTGACTTTTCAGATATAGACCTTCGCTTTAAGGCCCATCCTAATTTAGGTGATTTGGTGCCATTAAGAGATATAGCTGCTATTAAGAACTCTGTAAGAAACCTTATTCTTACTGGATATGGTGAAAGACTTTTTCAACCGACTATAGGCTGTGGAATCACCGATCAGTTATTTGAAAACTTTAATCCTGTTACAGTTGCAGCTATGAACGAATCGATTGCTCGGACTATCCGTTATCACGAACCTAGGGTAGCACTTGCAAACATATCCATAACAGACAAATCAGATGAAAATGCTGTATTTGTTTCGGTAACAGTTAAGATATTAAACGTACCTGATCTAGTGGATATAGATATTTACTTAGAGAGAATCCGATAATGGCGAACATTAAGAACGTAACTGAATTAGATTTTGACCAAATTAAGGTCAATCTAAAGGCTTATCTTTCAGGACAAGATAAGTTTGCTGACTATGATTTCGATGGATCAGGTATGGCAGTACTACTTGATATTCTTGCATATAATACTCAATATAATGCATTGCTCGCCCACGCGAATGCAAATGAGGCTTTCCTAGATACAGCACAGATGCGCGCTAACGTGGTATCCCATGCTAAGTCATTAGGATATGTGCCAAGTTCTGCAAAGTCCTCTGAAGCAAAAATTGACGTTACTGTTATTGGTAGTTCTACTTCTTCTACAACTGCTACTATGCCACGTGGAACTGTATTTTCTGGCTTAATCGGATCTAAGCAGTATACCTTTGTAACTAACGAGTCTTATACTGCATCTAAGAATGTCACTAATCGTTATGTATTCGAGAACGTATCAATCTTTGAGGGTGAAATCGAAACCTTTACATATCGAGTAAATGGACAGATCCCAAATCAAAAATTTAAAATACCTACAAATAAGGTTGACACCTCTACCCTCGTAGTTGCTGTTCGAGAGTCAGCAACATCAGAAGTTTCCGAGGTCTATACTCATTTTAATAATATATTGGATGTTAAATCTGATTCTCGTGTATATTTCTTACAGGAAGGATATTCTGGGGAATATGAAGTATACTTTGGAGATGATGTTATAGGTCGTAAACCAGATACAGGTAACGTAGTAGATATAGCTTATATTAAAACTAATGGTGAAGAGGCAAACGGTGCATCATCGTTTACTACTGACGCTACTATTAACGGATTCTCCGGAGCAACAGCTACTCTATCTGAAGGATTTACTAAAACATTCTCTGGGGCAGATCGGGAGGACATAGATTCAATTAGATTTAATGCTCCTAAAGCTTTCCAGAGTCAAAATCGTGCAGTAACATCTATTGACTACGATGCTATACTTAAACTGGAATATGATTTCATTGAGGATATAGCTGTATGGGGTGGAGAAGTAAATGAGCCTCCAACATACGGTAAAGTGTTTATATCAATTAAACCAAAAACCGGGGACTATTTATCGACTACCACTAAAGGTATAGTAAATAGATTTCTTTCTACTAAAAATGTAGGATCAATTACAACAGAAATTGTTAACCCAGACTTTACATATATTACAATGGATGTGTTCTTTAAGTACAATCCAAATAATACTTCTCGAAGTAAATCCCAACTAGAAATAGCAGTTAAAGATGCAATTATAAATTATAACGATGTTACTCTAGAAAAATTTGATGGTGTGCTTAGATTTTCTAAGTTGCTTAAAGCAATTGATAATGCTGATAAAGGTATATTAAACTCTACTGTTCGTTTAAAGATGCACAAGCATGTTGCACCTATAACAGGGGATACTAGAGATTATGCTATTAAGTTCTCTTCCCCGATATACAAGACATCTACAACACAGCAGACTATATCCTCTTCCCAGTTTACTTATTCTGGTCAAGAGTGTGAGTTAACTGATATACCATCTGATGTATATCCAAATCGAATCGTGCAGATACGTAATGCTTCAACAAAAGCTATTATAAATCCTTCAGCAGGAACAATCACGCCTACTACTGGTATGGTTGACCTAACACAGATTAAAATAGATTCTATAGGAGTTATCCTTATCTTCGTAGATCCGGATTCAAATGATATAGCACCTAAGTTTAACCAATTAGTATCTATTGAGAAAGATGAAACCCCTGGCATTACTGTGGTGGGAGAAGAAGATACTATTGCTACACTCGGTTCGGTCGGAGCATCCTCTTACACCACCTTTAGCAGACACGACTAATGACTAAAAGATCTAATATAGAATCGAGTAAAATCGAATCGCTAATCCCGCGCCAGCTTGTAGCTGATGCAGGAGGAATGATCGAGTTTATAAAAGAATATTATAGATTTATGCATGAGGAGCAAGGTCCTTCTTATGTAATAGATAATATCCTTTCTAATAGAGACGTTGATACAGTTGTTGATGCTTTTATATCTTTGGTAGAAAAAGAAATTGGCGCTGGCTTTACTACTCAATTAACAGCTGATAAGGCTAACCTATATAAAAATATAGTTCAGTTTTATCAAGCGAAAGGCTCAGTCGAATCATTTAAGCTTCTTTTTAGACTCTTATATGATACCGATATCGATATATCCTTTCCTAAGGAAAAAATTCTTGTAGCATCAGATGGTAGATGGATCCAACAAAATTCAATCTTTATTGAGGTTACTGAAGGTAATCCTTTTGATCTTTTTGCTAACATTGTTGATGTAACTACCCCAGATAGAGTTGTTAAGGTCGAAGTAGAAAGAATACGCCGAGTTGAAGAAACGGCTTTTTATGAGATCTTTATAACAAAAGATAATAACACCCTTCGAGTTACTGAATTAGCAACAATAGATCAGTATGGTGTTAAGGCTACAGTTGTTAACTCCCTTAACAAGTATGAGATATATCATCCAGGTTCAGGTTTTGAGACTGCTCAGTTCGTCGATATTTTAGAATCAGCTGGGCAAGGCGTTAAGATTAAAGTAACTGAGGTAAATGATTTAACAGGCGAGCTCGCTGATATTAAATTTATTAACTTTGGAGTAGGATACTCTGCTGAGTTCTATGCAATGATTGTTCCCCGATCAGAAATTGTGGGTGGGGTTGATCTTGTTATCTCAACAGATCCTGATGCTGATAAGGTTACCTATCCAACACGAGCTATTATAAAATTCTCTGAGTCGGTGCTGGCAGAGTATCGTGGTGAGTATTCTACAAATAATGGTTTCTTATCGGACGATATATATCTTCAGGATAACTTCTTTTATCAGCAGTTCTCTTATCTTATCCGATCATCTCAACAGTTTGACAACTATAAAGATATCGTTAATAAGACAGTTCATCCGTCTGGCATGGCTATGTTCGGTGAGTTTGAGATTAATAATTCTTTCGATATGTCTCGTGCGTTCGAGCTCTTACGTCGTTACTTTACCAATCGCGAAGAAGATGTTATCGATACAATTGATCTAAACATTTGGACATTATATAAGCCTCGCGAGGATGTAGCTTACGCTTCAACTACTGATTGGTTCTACGATTTCTATAAGAACGTTTCAGAAATCGTAAATCAACCAGATTCAGAATATAAAGATTTTTATAAAGTTCTGGGTGATACAGCACTTACAGCTGACGAACTAACATATACAATCACTAAGTTTAAGGCTTTAATAGAGAATTTAGCTATATCAGAACTTGCTATAGTTAGTTACGCAAAACCGCTTACAGAAGTCATAAATAGTAATGATTCCGGCGTAATAGAGATATTAGGTGATATCTACGCTGAAGATTATTTTGCTGAAGATTATTCCGAAGGATTAACTTCATTTACCTAGGAGAAGAAAATGCCATTAATGAACGAGCAAGTTAGCCCTAAGGGTCAGGTCGCTATTGAGATCTTTAGCCCAGACGGTAAACTTAAGGATAAGGTAAACATTCCAAACCTGGTCGTACAGACCGGACGGAACTATATTGCCTCACGTATGAACGATGATGCACAGATCCAAGTTATGAGCCATATGGCTGTAGGTTCTGGTTCAGTTGCAGCTACTCTTTCTGATACTGTTCTAGGAACTGAGCTTACTCGTGTTGCTCTTGATTCAGACGATATCGTAGATAACGTAATTACATATGTTGCTACATATCCGCCTGGTACAGGTACTGGTGCAATTACTGAAGCTGGTATCTTTAATGATGCTGGTGCAAACCTTGGTGATCTGCTTTGCCGAACAACTTTCCTTGTTGTAAATAAGGCTGTGGATGACTCAATGGTTATTACCTGGACAATTACAATATCTTAATAGAATAGAGACTAAGCTATGTCTGCTGTAATTAGACCCAACTTCCATCATACGATGGCTGAATCGATCTACGAAAAGATTCAGAATAGATCGGCAAACTACCATTACTATCTTGGTAAGGTTTTGCCATGGGATTTTGAAGGATCTATTGCGGATGCACCTAATCCATTAAATAATATGGATGAAGAAAATGAATCCCGTAACAACATGATCGGGATTAAGCAGATAAACATTAATGACGTTTCTTTTATTACTCGTCGTATCGATTGGACTTCAAGAGTATTTGATGCCTATGACGATACTGATGTTATTATGGAAGAAGAAGATTTCTACGTATTAACAGAAGATTTTAATGTTTACAAGTGCATAGAAAATAATAGCGGTGGTATATCAACAGTTAAGCCAAGCGGATATGACGTTGATTATATAACAACAGCAGATGGGTATATCTGGAAGTTTATGTATTATCTTCCTTTGGCTCTTCGCAATAAGTTCTTAACAACGAACTATATGCCAGTTATTAAAAAAGTAAAGAACCAGTATTATTCTGCTGGAACTATTGCTGGCTATATCCTAAATGACTCTGGCCAAGATTATGATCCTGATGAAACGTATGCTGTTATTCAGGGTGATGGCGAAGACGGTGCAGCTTCACTTGTTATAGAAGATGGTCAAATTACTGCTTTAATAATTGATAATGCTGGTACAGGTTATACTACTGCAACACTATCTGTAACAAAGGGCCCTCTCGATCCAGGTACTGGTGCTGATATTGATCTAGTCCTTTCTTCTCCGGGAGATCTAGATTCTCAGCAAGCAGACGTCGAGACCCTTACTGTAGATGGTGATATATCACAGATTGTTGTTACCAGATCGAGTACCCAGTTTACTTCTGTTCCTGTTGTTACTATTACAGGTGATGGAACTGGAGCGACTGCAACTGCAACATTAAACGTTAATGGAGCAGTTTCTAAAATTACCCTTAATAATAGGGGATCTGGATATACCTATGCAGATGTATCAATAGCTTCAGAAGGTCTAAAAACCGCAGCAGCTCGCGCGGTTATTTCTCCTCAGTATGGCCACGGATTTAATGCTCCTAGAGAGTTAATTGCAGATACTCTTTGTTTCTATACTTCATTTGAAAATGAATTAAACCAGGGTATGCTAGTTAATAACCAATATAGACAGTTTGGTATTATAAAAGACATTGAGCAATTTGATGCTAAACGTTATTATATTACTGCATCTGGTTCAGCCTGTTACCTTATAGAAGGTACATTAGTTGGTGATTCTTTCCCAGAAGATGATATTATTTCAAACGATTCAGGGACTAAATCTCTTAGAACTGTATCAAGCGAAGATAACAAATTGCTTGTACAATCGTTAGATGGAACAATACCAGTAATTGGTGATATCTTTAATAACAAAGCAGATACTGCTAACTTTACAATTACTGCTGTAACAGATCCTCAAGTAAATAAAAGAACCGGTGAAATACTATTCGTTGATAATAGATTAGCATTTACATCTTCTGAGGAACAAACTGTAACATTCAGATCATTCATCAAATTTTAATTATAAATATTTGGTATAAGACTTAATTTTAGGAATAAGTTAATGGCAATAAATCTAAACACTGATCCGTATTATGATGACTTTGATAAGACCAAAGGGTTTCATCAGATCTTATTTAAGCCAGGTGTTGCTGTACAAGCTAGAGAATTGACGCAGATTCAATCTATTCTTCAGGATCAGATTAAATCTTTTGGTGACAATATCTTTAAAGAAGGTGCTCTTATTCAGGGAGGTCATCAGACCTTGGATAATCAGTATCACTCAGTTAAGCTAGCCGCTGATGCAGATTCTAGTGTATTGTCATTAATCGGTCAAGATGTATATGGGGTAAAGTCGGGCTTAAAAGCAAAGGTTATAAATGCAACCCAGGCTACAGAATCTGGCGATCCACCTACAATCTATATTAAATATTTGAACTCTGGTAAAAGCAAAGAGAAATCTGGCTTTGCCCAATCTGAGCTAATATGGAGCGAAGATAAAACAGTTTCTGTTACAACAGCAGCAACATCTGTTAACGCTGTGGGAACAGCATATATTGTAACAAGCGGAATAGTTTACGTTGGCGGATTCTTTGTATACTTTGCTGATCAAACAGCAATCCTAAA